TGAAATTTTTCGTTATTTTGCTCTGGGTAACACCGGAGCCCATGTCGCCGGGTACGACATACTTGACGGGTATGTTGTCCCCACTGCGGTCGGTAAAGACTTGGCTTCCTCCGGGGAAGCCGACAACGCTAAGGACGGGAACAGCACAGCAATTGCTAAACAGGCGCCATCCGAGATGGACGCTGCAATTGGACTGGCTCGGAACGTAACCGGTGTTGTCGGCATATCCGAGGATCCTTTACTCACCAAAGTGAAACGATGCACAGCACGTGGTTTGGCAACCACGGGGTCTGTGATCGCTGGATTGGGATGCATTACTGGTTCCCTTTCCACCTTTGTAGGATTTGGAGCTTGTGTAGCCGCATGGTTATTACAAGAGCCCGAGCGCGAATTAACGGTGGACGTGATTCGCGAGGTGATCGATGGCAATTTGATCGCCCATGAAGGGAATACGTCAGGAAAAGAGGGCTCTGCTGCAGCAAACAGCAGAACCGTGGATAGCGTCGTACATGTTCCAAGGCAAACAAGAAGATATAACTGGATGGGTAGTAATATGAAGAAAAGGAACAAGAACGCGCGAATCCCGGTATTAGCCGGAGAAATACGTGGAACGCTTAGACTAAAGCACGGTATTATAAAGCATAATGCTGTTAATCGCTTGGTTATTCAAAGCGATGCGAACCGCGTAGTGCGAGCCCGACGACAGGAAGGGGATCCCATGTTCGTAAACATGAGGGACAACGATTTGTTTGAAGTAGCATTGCATGCTGCAAGTATGTTTTGGATACCTTCAACCGTTGAACTGAATGCTATGGATATGTATTCCGACAATCTTGTTGAAATGGCACGGGAAGTCCAATCCGCTTGGGTGGACGACCCCTCCGCTTGCTAGGGGTGCTTGGGTGTCGTGACTGGAACAACCAGTTCATCAGGTGTCGATTTATGGCAAATTGATGATATTGGGAATGGTGAGAGTTTCACAGTCACGAGGCTCAGGCAGGAAGGCGCGGCTTCAAAACCGCGAAAGTACTACAGGGTCAATGGAACAAATGGCCCTGATTGGGATATGCCTAATAATGATATTGAATCAGTAAAACACGCTATTTTAGAACGCGTTTTCTTCGTTAAGGATGGAAAGGGAGGGTTTAAGCGGTGTCCAAAGCCATGGGATCACCATACTATATCCTCCTCGGACAACCCTATCGAGGAAGCGCGAAATAAGGTAGAAAGCAGAGTACACACATTTAAGTGTGGTTTGGAACAGCAGGCAACTGCAGTTGGCAAGGTCAGCCCGATTAGCGACGAGGAATTCCTCGCGTTTTACGGTGGGGCCAAGCGACGATGTTACGAATCCGCAATTGAATCCCTTCTAGGTCGACCCCTAGAAGAGCGTGACTGCTGGGTCAAGGTTTTTACGAAAGATGAGTATCGTAAGCCGGGGGGTGCGCCCCGGGCGATTCAACCTCGATCCCCGAGATTTAATGTCAAATTAGGTAGATATTTAAAGCACATAGAACACACTATATTCAGTTCTATAGATAAGGTGTTTGATCCAACGGGAGAGCACCGTACAGTAGCAAAAGGCATGAACATGATTGATAGGGGAAATGCAATTGCAAGCATGTGGAGTAGATTTAAGAATCCTG